TCATTGTAACTGAGTCTACAGTACTAAGTGTACCACTAACAGAAATGTTAGTTGCAGAAAGAGTGCCTGTGCTTGGGTTATATGTTAAATTACCATCTGATTCTAATCCTACGTTGCCACCATCTGCATCTGCACCAGCAACAAATACAACAGTATTATTTTCATTTGTACTTTCATTGTCAGTTATTGTAACTGTAGTAGCAACTGCAGATGTACCACTATACCCACTAGATGTAATAGTTCCTAATGAGCTACTATCATCTTTAAAGGTAATTGTACCCCCGTCTGCATTAATTTCTATGTTACCTACAGCATCAATTATAAAGTCATCTGTAGCTGTAATTGTGTCAGCATCAATAGTTAGTTCATCAACAACAACACCAGCGTTGGCTGTTAATACTCCTGTAACATTAACACCACCAGAACCAATAGTCACTCTAGTAGTATCAGCAGTTTGAAGTTCTAAATTAAATGCAGTATCAGAACCAGCTCTCACTACATTAATTTCTGCTACTTGGTTGCTTGTTGTTCCTGTATCAGACGCAGAAAAATGTATAGATGGGCCAAAACCGTCAGCCATGTCTCCAGAACTTGTAGCTTTTAAATCTAAAATTTGTAAACTAGCATTAGTTGTAGCATGTGTTCTAGAGATATCGGAAGCAGCATTACTAGCAAAACCACCGTTAAACACCGTAGCCGCAGTTGTAGTTAATACACCCGTTACAAGGGCAGTACTAGCCATATCTACTGCACCGTCAATGTCTACCACGTCTAAGTTAGCTGTACCGTCTACGTCTAGGTCTGTGCCAACATACAACTTCTTAGCTATACCAACACCACCGTCAACAATCAAAGCACCTGAAGTTGAGCTACTTGAGTCAGTAACAAGATTTAAATTAACTGCACCACTTGTATCAAGGGTTGTTACAGTTGCAGCAGCAGCAGTACCAGATCCAAGAATACCATCTAGTGTACCAGTAAATCCAGTAGCTGTTATTTGATCCGTTGCGGTAATACCATCAACAAATAAGTTAGCCCAACGAACACTGGTTGTACCAAGATCGTCTGTGCTGTCTGTATCAGAAACAATATCTGAACCACTTGTGATCCCACCCGTTGCTACCTGTGTAGCTGTAGTAGTTAATACACCTGTTACGAGGGCCGTGGTTGCCATGTTTACAGCACCGTCTATGTCTACTACATCTAAGTTAGTAGTTCCATCTACATCTATGTTGCCAGATATATCTAATTCTGTGCCTACTAGTTTTTGTGTAAGTGTTACTACACCATCACTTGCAATAGCGATTGCGTCTGTATCTCCAACAGAACCAATCTGTCCAGCATTAGCAATAGTAATACCACCACTATGAATATCTCTACCAGTAAAGGTTGCTACACCATCTACCTGAAGAGTAGAAGCCATATCTACAGCACCGTCAATGTCTACTACATCTAAGTTAGCTGTACCATCAATATCTATGTCACCTGATATGTCTAAAGACGCACCAGTTAAAACTCCAGCTACAGCTAGTGTACTAGCCATATCAACAGCACCATCAATATCAACTACATCAAGGTTGGTTGTTCCATCTACATCTAAGTCACCGTTAAAGTCTACATTACCTGCAACAGCAAGTGTTGTAGCCATATCTACTGCACCGTCAATGTCTACTACATCTAAGTTAGTAGTACCATTTACGTCAATGTCACCTTCTATATCTAAGTTACCTGTAGTAGTTATAGAATCTATGTAAGCATTTTTAAAGTAAAGAGAGGCTGTACCTAAGTCTACGTCTGAGTCAGTTACAGGAGCAATAGAACCATCGTTAAATGTAACTTGATTCGTACCTGCATTAGCAACAGTGATTACGTTAGAACCAGAGAATGTAATGCTAGTGTCTGTGTCTCCGTCACCAGCTATAGAGTCAAGTTGAACCGCACCTACATTTGAAAGTGCAGCATCACCAAAGTCTACAGCACCTGCAACTGTCAATGTTCCAGACACATCTACATTACCATTAATATCTATAGTAGTAGCTGCTATTTGTATTTCTGTGTCAGCTACAAGATCTAGCTGTCCATCTGCTGAAGAGTTAATGTATATTGCTGTATCACGGAATTGTATTTTTTCTGTAGTAGCTATAAGTATGTCATCAGAGAACTCAAAGTAATCCTCATCTTCCATCCATTTAAATACACCATCATTTGACTCACCATCAAATGTTATTGTTATGTCTGTACCTGATGTAGCATCCCCAATAGTAATAGAAGTACCTAATAACTTAGTTATTGGGCCACCTTCAGCAGTTGTACCATCGTGTGTGTGTCCTGTAGATGCAGCAAAAGCAGCTAACAACTGATCAAATTCGTTGTTAGTATCTGCTGCTGTAATTACATCTCCATCAGTATAAGAGGACTGTCTTGTATATATAGCACCCATTTATCTTCTCGCTCCTATTTGATATTCTAATTGAAATCCCTTAAGAGAATAAGGGGCTGTTAAACCACCATCGTTTACTCTTAAGGCTATTGTAAATCCTGAACCTTCTACTGCTTGTCTTACAGAAGGTTGTGTTGTACCACCGTATGTACCTGTTGCTCCGTATATAGCAACTCCATATTGAGCAGCTACCTTTGATGAATCTAAAGGGTATGCAGCAGGTCTAGCAGACTCTGCTGATTCCTGATCATACCTTAAAAATAAGTCTGCGTCTATAGCTGATTCTGGTTTATAGTTAATTATTACTCTTTGCATATGTTTTCTAATGCCTAAGTCATTAAAACTTAAATCAGGACTTCTATATTTACCAAATATAACCGTACCATCAAAGTCATTCCCTACTTCTTGTCTGTTTACATAGCCAGTGTAATCTCCATGTAATACTAATACATCACCTACATCTACTATTGTATCAGTACAAGCAGGTTTCATACCTTTAGTTTCAGAAAACTCATAACCTTGACCTTTTCTTACACATATAACTCCACTAGTTAATGAATCAGCTTGGCCTTCTTTAGTAAAAAATATTCTATACTGTGTTTTATCTGGTATAACTATACTTTCAAAAGAAATTGCATCATCTATTTGATCATCAAATATAGGTTGTACATTTGTACTTATTGTACCAAGTTCAACATCACCAATCTTAGCTGTACCTGCAACAGTTCTTAATCCATCTGGACCAAGAAAAATTAAATCACCTGCAAACTCTTGTATAGTATTTCCATTAATACAACCAATGTTACGAGTAACGGGAGACATTGCAAAATTAGCAGAAGAAGTACCAGATAAACTAAATATTCTATTTTCACAAAAGATAAAAAGATTTTCACGGAATGTTTTAATACCTACTATAGTATCATCTACTTTAATACTTCCTGCACCCTGACCACTCTGAAAGTCATCTTCATTAAAGGGTGAGCTAAATACTAATTCTTCTGGCGTACTAGACATACCTGCATAAAACATATGCCCTTTAAAAGAAGTAACAAATTTTGCTCCAGCTACAGCACTTTCACTTACGTCAGTTGCTGCTAGTGATGTATTAAATACCGTAGGGGCATTAACTTGATCGGTCACAATAATTTTGTTATTACCGTCAAAGTTAAACTTTTCAAAAGTATACTTTGCTGCGTTAGTTCTACCTGTGTCTCGTAGTGTCCAACTCTCTGAAACTACATCTTTTACTGCTTGATTTGCTGCAGTAGTAGATGCTGTAGCACGAGTTACACCTGTAAATGTAGAAGTAGTTACACCTGTATAAGTAAATATTTCACTATTAATTTGTAGCGTACCACTTGCAGTAAATCCTGTGGTACTAAAAACATTAATTGTTCCAGAACCTGACATAGATGCATCTGAAGTTATAGCAATAGTTACAGTTGTAGATGCAGAACTCCATATTTTTTCACCTCTAGCTGCTAGTACTTTATTAGAAAAAACAGTAGACATTAGTACTGCTTCTGAGCTTGCTGTAGTCTGAGGTACAATATGATTTATATATTTAGTAAAACCACTTATACGTCTGTATCCACCACCAATATCAGGTTCAAAGTTTTGTAACTCAAGAGCTTCTCCAGGCTGCATTAAAAAAGTAGATTTGTTTAATACTAGACCACCTTCGCAATTAAAAGATACAGGTGTTGTTTGTGAATTATCTGGCATATTAAGATACTCTTAACACATTAGCTCTAGAACTTGAAGATCCTCCTAAAGGATAAGTAGACCTTAAATAATCAAATCTATTTACTAATAATGATTGCATGTTTTTAATACCATCTTCAAATAATTGCATACTTACTTGATGTTGTTGAATTTCACCTCTGTATTGATAAACAAAAGCCATAGCTCCTGTAACAATAACATGGGCAAATCTATCAGGTATAGTAGTAGTATCACCATGAGCAGCAAGATCAGTTGGAAAAGTATAATATTCAAAATCAATTTGATAAGATTTAGTTGGATAAGGGTATAATAAATAATTATTATCAGGAGTTCTTGCTACATACTGTGGTATACTACCTTGATTAAATTGAGTTACAACTACTGCATTTGCATGAGCTGCTGCTGTAGTAGAAGAAGAACCTCTAGTTACACCTGTAAATGTAGTTGAAGAGCCTATAGCAGTATAAGATACAATTTCATTACCAATATATAAAGTACCAGAAGCATCAAAGCCTGAAGTACTAGCAACTGTTATTGTAGTTACTGAATCAGTATGAGACTGACTTAATGTAGTAGAATTTATTTCATCTTCTTGAGTAATATATTTATCAATATAATCATTGTAGTTTAATAGTTTTAACTTACCACCAGAACTACTCAGATCCGAATCTTTAACAAGTCTAAAAGTATTATAGTCTACAACTTTAGTACTGCTTGGTAATGAATACCTAACAACACCTGCTGTTAAAGTTTGATTAGCAGTTGCATGATTAAATGGATAATTATAATCTGTTTGATTAATGTAACGTATAGCTTCATTTATTGCATCTTGGCATTGTATTTGTATTCCTCTAGCAGAAGTAAAATTAGCAGAGGTTAATGCTACTTCATTTAGTTTGCTAATAACTTTATTAGTTAGTGTTAAATATGATTCAGCCATTTTAATTCCTATGTAAATAAAGGGGCAAGTTGTCCCTGCCCCTTTATATTAGTTTATGCTAGTTGATCACGATCAACTTCATTAGCGTCATAACTTCCAGGATTGTCTATGTTCATAAGAACCATCCAAACTCGGAGTTTACCGCCTGTAGGTGCTGTACCTGCTGCTTGAAGTTCTAGATCCATTGTTGTTGCCGTAGAACCAGTAAGGTTCGGAAACACTCCAGGAATCATAGTAGCATAGGAACCAACCGCCATAGCGTCTGTGTCCATTGCCGCAACAAAGTGATCAACATCAGCAGCAATACCACCTGTAGAGGCAGTAGTAATACCTAAGTTGAATGTTGTGTC